GGAGCTTGTCTCCACAGCCACAAGAGGTCAGTAGCTGGAATCGGCGGAGAGTGCAAAGCACTAAACGACGATTATAAGATGCTGCGCCTCGATATAGAGACAATCCCCACATAATTTTTGCGAAAACCCATACCTTTTACTAAATAACCTATATATATAAAGAACTTTGTCTTTTAAACTATATATAAAATAATACCCCCTACAATAGGTATACCTTTAGTCCACCGTCCCCCTATAAGGGGGAGACGTTGGAGGACTAACATGGAGTTCTTCGTCCAGCCCTTTGGACTAAGTGGACTAAGGGACTAAAATAGTAAGAAACGTAGTAAAAATAAGCGAGGTAGCAATATGATTAAAAAAGAACAACTGGACTTAATAATTGATTCCAGGCGTAATTCCGAGGACTTTAGTCCACTTAATGTGAAAACTGGACTAGAAGTAACTCAAATAAAACCACCAGATTGGTTAATAGAAGATTTCATAATGGAAGGCGGCTTTACCGTACTTCACTCTGATGCTGGCGTAGGTAAAACGTTTTTGGCCTTAGATTGGGCCAATACGATAGCTAATGGTTGGCAATGGTTTAGCAAGGAAAGCGTAAAAGTCCCTGTGTTATACGTACTTGCTGAAGGGGTGGGATTTCTCGGTGCTCGTGTTACCGCATGGAAGAATAAAAGGAACGCTACCTCGTATCCTCCCGTGCATTATTACACGAGTGCCGTCCCACTTTTTGCTCCAGTTGGTAGATTTCCAATGAGGGATCAAATAGATTTTTTAGAACTTGTGGATAGGATAAAACCTAAGTTAGTTGTCTTTGATACGTTACAACGTTGTACAGTAGGTGCTAACGAAAACTTACAACAAGACATGTCCCAGGTTATATCAATGATTGATACTATTAGGCAGAATTATGGTGCTGCTATTTTAGCAGTACACCATGACACAAAATCAGGTGAAGCTATGAGAGGTTCTAGTGTACTAAAAGCTAGTGCTGATACCACCATACAGTTAACCAAAAAAGATGAGATTATTGAGATGACTTGTACTAAGCAAAAAGATGCTGAACCATTTAAGGATTGGAACTTAACGTTATCTACAGAACCAAAATCGGGCTCTGCATTTTTCACTGCTTATCAGCAGGGCGTAAGAGTAAGGGATTACTCCTTATTACGTGCTCTTGCAGATGTTATTACACACAGAGGGGAACAGATTACAAACAAAACGTGGCGTGATTCTGCAAACCTTGATGGTGGTAGATTTGAGAGGCCAAAAGCATCTCTTGTTAGAGAAGGTTTAGTTGATCAAATTGGTGAAGGTAGAAGTAAAACTTATACTATATCAAAAGATGGTTGGGATATATTAGAACGACAAAATATGTTGAATAATACTTTTAGGCCTTTACCAGATGATATAAAGCCAGAGCAACAAGAACTATTGGAAGACGAATAAAAAAAATTTTTTTCGTTACCACGAAATTATTAAGAAACGTAATAATTATGCTATAGTTTTGGTATGACCGCAGGTAGACCTAAAAGGTCTGAAGCTGAATTACTACAAGATAGAGCTAAAGTTCAAGCTCAAATATTTGGTGCTAATAATTCAGTATTTCAGTTTGAACAAGAAGATATATACTTACCACCGCCCCCTGCTAAAAAAGGCACTTCTATGTGGAAAGCATGGGCTATGGAATGTTTCCTGGAGTGCGTAAGATACGGCCTTAATTATTCTGATGCCTGTAAAAAAATTGGTGTAACTAGAAAATGGTGGGAAGAAAACTCTCTACGTCATCCTGAATTTGGTGTAGAAGCCAAAAACATTAGAGCTGGAGAAAATGTAAAAGATAGTTCTCCTGATTTATCTGATGTTACTTTTGCTGAATTTTGTAAATTATATTTTAATGTAGAGTTTGCTGAGCATCAAATTAGAATACAAGACTCTTTATCAGATCCTATGGGTAGATTAGTTTTAGTTTTAGGCCACCCTGAGTCTGGTAAGTCAACATTATCATCTCTGTGGTATCCAATATATCGTATGTGTAAAAATCCTGATATACGAATAGCTTTAGTAACTAAATCAGGAGATAAAGCACAAGACTTACTTAATCGTATTAAAAGATATTTAACTGACCCTAATTTATACAATGACTGTGAAAGAAATCTCATAGTAGACTTTAATGGCTTTAAGCCACAAAGAGCTGATGGATTTGGCTGGTCTAGAGATCAGATAACTATAAGACAAAGAGAATCAGGTGAAAGAGACCCTACTATACAAGCTTTGTCTGTTGGTAAACAGATATACGGAGCTAGGTTAGATTTATTGATACTGGATGACGCATTAACGTTAGAAAATCAACAAACAGATATTCGTAGGGCCAGAATCGATGAATGGTTTACTCAGGAAGCTCGTTCCAGGGCACAAAGAGGCCAAACATTAGTTAATGGAACTAGAGTTCACCCATTAGATAACTATGGACAATGGAAAGATAGCTGGGCTGACCATAAAATTTTTAGATATGTAAGCATCCCTGCAATATTAGAGGAACATACAGATAGAGAAAGACCTTCATGGCCTGAGTATTGGAATCTAGACGGAGTTGAAGAGTTCGATGAAGCTACTGGAACAGAAGTATTTAGGCCTGGGCTTAAAGATATACGAGAAGAAATAGTAGCTAGAGACCCTATGAGGTGGAAACTTGTGTATCAACAAGAAGATGTCCAGCAAGTTGAGTCTATATTTAGACAAGAAATGCTAGATAAAGCATTTGAATTAGGTGGTAGTAGAAGCATAGGACAAGTAATGCCTGATGAGATACTGATATTAGGAGTAGATCCTGCCACAACTGGTAGAGCTGCGAGCGTACTACTAGCTTATAATCCAGAGACAGAGGTAAGAACTGTGGTTGATTTATTTGTAGGCCATAGATTAGGTGCTACAGGAATAAGAAATAAATTGTTATATCAATTTTGGGAAGAGTATAACGAACATAGAGTTGCATTTACAGTTATAGAAACAAACTTTGCACCTACAATTTTAGGTGATGATACTTTGAAAGCACATGCTGAGTGGGCTGGAACACGATTAGTTGACCATAGAACTATTGGTCAAGGTAAAAGACGAGGTAACAAATGGGATAATGAATTTGGTATTGGCTCTATGGCTTCATTGTTTCATAGTGGACTTGTAGCGTTTCCTTCTGCTACTACAGAAGATAGAGCAAAATTAGCACCATTGATAGATGATATGTTAGTATTTCCTTGGGCAAAAGTTCAAGATGCTTTGATCGCTTTTTGGGTGGCTAATGGAGAATGCCAGGGACATAATGTGTTTCAAACAGATATGAATAAAGTTGCAGCGCGACGAAATATTCCACCTATAATAACAGATAGAACAATTTTAAGGAACAGGTAGATGACTCAAAAATACGATGAAGGCTCTAGTTTAGATTACTCAGGTTCAAGTACATCATATAGGCCTAATAGTTCTTTATATCAAAGAAGAGATTTATTAATGGAAACTCACTCTGATTGGAAACAAAGAATAAGTGAGATTACTGCAATAGTAAATGGAGATTGGCACATGATTTGGGCTAATCTAACTACTACGCCAGAGGCACCTTCAGTCGCAAATATTATAGAATTAGGTATACATCATTGGTCTGCATTAGGCGGAGCAGTTATTCCAGGAGTTAGAGTTCCTGTGCCAGTGAATCAAAATATTAAAGGCGGAGAAAGGGCTGCTAGAAAAAGAGAAAGAAGAATCAAAGAGCTATGGGGTAACTCAAACATAAATGAACTAATGGCTCAATGGTGGGGTGACTACGCTGGAACTGGTTGTGCCTATGCTGGAATATGGGCAGACTTTGATGAGAAGCCTGCTGATAGACACCCTTACTTTCATAGAATTGATCCTCGTTATGTTTATCCAATCAAAGATACAAAAGGAAATATTGTTGAAGCATTGGTAGCAAGAAGAGTATCTAGAGAAGTTTTAATTAAACAATACCCAGTCGCAAAAGGGATAATAGATCCTGCGTCTGACACTGTAGAAGAGTGGTTTTGGTATTTCCCAGATAAGATTATGCACGTAGTTGCAGATATTTCTCCTAAAGGTAGACAAACAAATACTGCAGTAGTTCTTACAGAAGAACCAAATCATTTAGGCATGGTTCCTATTGTTGAGGTTGGTGTTCCAACATTTGACGGTGAACGTCGTGGAATATTTGACCAAACACGTCACCTTTTAAGAACTATGCATAGACTTATGACACTGACTATAACTTCATCTGAAGAAGAAGTTTATCCACCAGTGTTTGAATATGATGTTATGAATCCTGATGACTTTGGTCCTGGAGCAATTATTCATGGTAGAAGTCCTGATGCAAAAATGGAACGTATGTCATCAAGAACACATTTTGATGCTAAAGATTTAATTTCAAGATTAGCTAACGAAGCTAGAACACAGGCTTCATTCCCTGGACAACTTTCTGGTGATCCTGGAGCTAGTATTGTATCTGCAAAAGGTATTCAAGCTTCAATGGGACAAATCGATGCAAGACTTGCATTAGCTCATAAACAATTTGAAAAGTTTTTAGAAAAAGCAACTGGATTACTTCTAGCTTTTGATGAGAATTATTGTGAAGGAGAGAAAACTTTAAATGGTGATACCCATGATAAAAAGAAAGCAGAAACATTTATCCCTTCAAGAGACATAGCTGGTCATTATGAAGTTAATGTTCGATACGGCATTGGTGCTGGAACAGATCCTTCTAATAGAGAAATGAGACTTTCTATGAATTTACAACAAGGTATGATATCTAGAGAAACTGCTAGAGATGAAATGGATTTCTTAGATGACCCTGCTAAAGAAGAAATAAGAATTGTGAAACAAAAAGCAGTTGATTCTTTTATGAACGGAATATATCAAAAAGCTGAACAAGGAGATATACAAGCTGCTGCTTTATTAATAGATGGATTAAAAAAAGAAGATACGGATATTAATGAATTAGTACAAAAAGTTATAAAAGAATTAGGCACTCCTGAAATGCCTGGCATGCCTGGTATGGGTGCACCTCCTCAAGGCGGCGCACCAGATTTAGGAGCTTTACTTGGTGGAGGTCAACCTCCAATGCCACCTCCTGACTTACCTCCTTTAGGTTCTTTAGGAGTAAATCCAGGAGGACCATAATGGACGACCAATTAATGAAAGAGTTTGTTGGTATAGTCACAGAAGAACTCAAGGATGTTCATCTAAAAGGAAATAAAATAATTAGAGAAAACTCTGATGAAGTTTTTGATATTGAACATGATCCTGTTATTACACCTTATGGAATTATTATTACAACAATGAGATTTATTATTGATGACGGAGAGGATTTATATGACTCAGATAACTGATATAGGTGGTCAAGATTATGGAAAAAAAATCGAAATGGAGACAGATGCTAAAAATACAGGTGTAAGTTTAGGAATGGAAACCGATACAACTCCTGTTACTCCTGCACCTCAAAGAAGTTTACCAACAAGACAAACTTCTCAACCATTAAACATTGGTAGAGGTTCTGATTTTATTTTAAATGGCCCTTCTAAAGGAAATAATCCTTTAGCTGGTTTAGGTCAATCTGCTAGATTGTTATCAGAAGACGGACAAGCTTATAAAAATTCAATTAGTAAAGCTAAAGATTTAATGGAGAACAGTACAATTCCGTTAGTAAAACAACAAGCAGCTGAATATATAAAGAATGCTGCTTATCTCAGGAGTATTCAGCGTTATGAGCTCGAATAAGGATAACCCAGGAAATAGATACGGACCATTAGAAAATAGACCCCTTCCTGAAGGAATGGAGGATACAAGACCTACTCCTGATATTACATACTCACCTGAAAGTCAAATATACGACATGAAAATGTTGGGTGTTTTAGATAAAGCAAAAGATTTACCTAAATATTATCCACCTCAAGAAAATAATTTTGATACGTCAATGTCAGGATATTACAAATCTGTGGAAGAAGCTTTAACTTCAGATTTAAACCAAGCTAATTTTACTTGGACATTGGGTTTAAATGAAATGCAATTAAAAGAGTGGGCTAATTTAGATCCTAATTTTAAACAACAAGTTATAGATTATGCACAAATGAGAAGAGCAACTATAGATTTTGAAAATACTCATAGAGATGCAGCTAAAAGAAGAATACAAGGTGAAGTTGCAGGCTTAATGGTTGATACAACTGTTACTGGATTTGGTATGGTACCTGATCAAGAACAAGTTTTAAAAGATAAAGAAAGATTAGAGTATTTACAAAATGAAGATAACTTCAGAAAAGAAGTAGAAAGCTTATTTGAAAAAAATTTAGAAAATTACAATTTAGAAAATTACAATTTATTTAATGAATCATCATCAACTGCAGACGCAACTATATTCGCTGAAGCTAAAGAACAACAATTAGGTTATGCAAAAAATATTCTTCCTATGGCAGCAGAAGTTGGTGACATACTACTAAGTGCTATAGGGAGTGTGGCTCCTGGAGGAGCCCACCCAGGTAAAAAATTTGCAGAAGTTAGAGAAACTATAGGTAGGTTAGGTGAAACATATGGATATTCAGATAATATAGCTCAAACACTAACTAATTCAATCGGTGCTGCAGGTTTAGCGTCTGTGTATATGGCGTTTGGTGCAATATCTAGAACTGCTTCTGCAGCAGTAAATGCTATAGCTCCTGGTCTGATTGCAGGTTGGGTAGGTAATTATGAAGATAAAGAAATTAGAGATTTAAAACAAGCTTATGGCGATCCATCTTCAGAAGCTTATGCAAGATTAACTTTATATAGTTGGGAAGATGTAAAAAGAGAAGTTCCAGAGTTAGCGGAAACATATTTAGAGTGGTCAGATGGAGATGAATTTAGAGCTGCTTCAATGTGGATGTCGGCTCATATGAACTCATCACCCACAACTGCATCTTTTGTAAATGATTATGTCAGTTCTGATATTCAACAAAAAGAAAATGAGTGGGCACAAAGAAGGGATAGTAAAGATACTTTAGGTGAGTTAATAGTTTCTGGTTTTGGAGCATATTCAAAATATGCAGTAGGGACTCTTACAACAGGAGCATCTTTACTGGCTTTTGACGGAGATGCTAGAGAAATTTTATTTAATGACGGTTATGCGGAATTTAAAAAAGAAATTAAAAAAGCAGATTATAGACCTTCTTATGTTGTAGGACTTGAGAATACGGCTGCGGGTAATGCTATGGATTTAACATTAAGTATATTAGGAGACCCTTTAACTTGGTTGTTGACTCCTACTATTACAAGTAGTACATCAAAAGTGTTAGGACAGTTTGCTACTAAAAGTAGAATTAATGCATTTGTAGGTCAAACATGGATTGGTAAACAAATCACACAAGAAATGTTTGAAGTAGGTCTTAAGTTTGAAAAAGGTGATATAGGTATACGTTCATACAATGCTATGTTCAATGGTTTTGATTTAGAAACTCAATTTAAATTTAGAAATATTATTAAAGAATCTATAAAGGCTGGCGACACATCAGCTACTCCATTATTTAAAGAAACCCTTAAAGAAGCTATGTTAATGGGACAAGAACCATTAAAAGCTTATAACACTTTAGGTAGTTTAGTTATGGGTAGAACATTAAGAAATGTTTCAACTTCTTTATTTGGCAAAACAATGAGGATGCCTAAGAAAATAGAAAAATTTAGACAATTTAATACTGCTCAAAGTAACTTAAAACAATTATCAACAACAAGTCCTTCTTTTTTACAAGACGCAACTGACCTTATCTCAAAACTTATTGGAGCAACTATAGATGATTTTGACGAACAATTAAAAATCTATGATGAGTTCTTCCAAAAAGTTTATAATGATTTTAATGATGTAGCTCAAAAAGGTACTGCAGCAAACTTAGATGAAATAAACAAAATACAAAAACAATCACAAGTTACTGCAGATTATATAGCATATTTAGAAGGTATGTCTGGCTATAAAGTTAGAAATGTTACTCGTGGTCTTGAATCATCTGCTACTAAAACTTCTATAAATAGAGTTGAGTCTTTAGATGAAGCACAAAAAATTCAATCTTCTCAAAAAACAGTACAAAGCGTTATTGATAAATTAGATGAAAGAATTGCTAGTATCCAAGATGATATAGCTAGAGCTAGAAAAGTTCAAAAAGAATTGCAGGCTAGATCTAAAGAGTTGTCTAAATCAGAAGCAGATACATTATCAGCGCAATCAAATATTATTAAGCAAAAATCTGAACAGTTAGGTAAATTAAAAAAACAAAAGACAAACCAACAATCTAAAATCGACGAGTTAGAAAAAGAAATACCTGCTGGTGCAGAAATTATAGAGGAAGAAGCGTTTTTATTTGAAGGTGTGTTCAATCCACAAGCTTTAAGTGCTAAATTAAAAGCTTTAAATGCTGAAGTCAAATTTTTAAAGGGACAAGTAAAAAAGCAAACTAAAAAACAAAAGGACGCAGTTGTCTCTGCTGAAAAATATGCAACAAAAATTGCTAATGAATTAAAAGATTTAGAAATGAAAGTAGCAGCAAATAAAAAAATTGGTACTGTTCCAGAGAAATTAAAAAGGGCTCTTGAAAAAAAACACGACCAACATGGGGCTGCTCAAAGACGAATAGAAGAAGCTAAAGGTCTTTTAAAAGAACAAGCAAATAAAATTGATTCAGAAAGATTACTTATCAAACATGAAGAAGAAATTGCAAGAATTAAAGAGATACAAAGTAGAAAACAAGTACCTATTGAAACAACTATGGAAGGTAATAAGTATGTGAAATTAGATCCTGATTTAAGTCAAACAGGTTTATCTGAAATATTTAATCCTCAGACTTCAAAATTATTTAGAGACTTGTTAGATGAAGGTGCCAAATTAAAAGACGACGAATTGTCAAAGAGTTATGAAAAATTATTTAAAAGAGTAGATAAAATAGATGACAAAACTGCTGAATTATATTCTGGAATGATGAAAACTAAAAAAAATGTTACACCTGAGATGCTTAAAATATTTAGAAAAGAACATAAATTAGCTAGAAGAATTTTAGCGATGCAAATTAGAAAGTTACAATCTCTACAAAAAGCATCACCTCAAAATGCAATTATGAACATGGTAGCTGATATGTATGATGATTTAGCAGTAAGATCTGGTTGGGCTAAAAATAAAAAATGGAAAGAAACACACATTATTAGAAATAAGAATGGAAGGTTCATTAAGGCAACACAAGCTGAAATTAATGCAGGAAAAGCAACAAGAATACCTGCAGTAGTAGAAGAAATAAAACCAGGTGTTTTTAAAGTTAATTGGGACATATTAAGATTTCATTTACGTTACGATTCTGAAATAACAGATGTAGGTGAAGCATTATTAAAATCTGGAAGAATTGGAGCTGAAAGTAAAAAAGCTCCAGTTAGTTTAGTAGACGGAAAACTAAAGTATGGCAAAAGAACATACTTAGGTGACGACTTTAATGAACTAGAAGAGTTTAAAGATTTTCATAATGTTTTAGATACTGCGTCAAGAATACTTAAATCACATAATCAAGTTGTTACCAAGCATCTTCCTGTCAGCCCTATTGAATTTGTGTTAGCTAATCAAGCTGCAAATGGTAATAAAGTTGCAAAATTTTTTAGATCACTAGAAGCTAGCGAAAAATATAGGAAAGCCCAGATGGCTAATAACTTGTGGATTATAGATAAGATTGCAAAGCCTTCTACTGCAGTTGTTTCTAACGCAGATGAATTAATGTTTTTTAATTCATTTGGAAACTGGAAAAATTATTTTAGACAATCGTATCAAAGCAAAATAGACAATATAACTGTTAGAAGATTTGAATCAGCTATGCGTAAAGGACAAATGGAGTCTGGTAAAGTACCTGATAAATTAGTTGCAAAGTATGAAGCTTATGTGGAAAGACAAATAGAAAATATGCAAAAACTCCCTGGATTGTTACAACAAAGAGGTATGTGGGCTGAATCTAAATTTAATGATGCTTATACAATTCTATCTGTTGGTGATAAGGGTTACTACGATTACATGATTAGTCATATTAATACTTTATTAGATGATTATGGATTTCAACTTTATGCATCTGGTAATAGGCCATTGTTTAATAACTGGTTTGCTTCTGCTGATGCAAATTATATAAGAGGTAATTCCATTCTTAGGGAAGCTGATAGTCCTGGTCAATTTTATTCATATACGAATGTGTCTTCGGACGATGCCTGGGAAATGTATCAAGGTATGGAATCTTTATACACTATTAATCTATCAGGAGGTATTGCAGATGAATTGTGGGCAGCGTTGCAAAAGGCAGCTGTGGAGAGAGGCCTAGGTAAAAATCTAAATGCTTTGCCTAGAACTTCATTAATGACAAAGATGCAAGTTCCTGGTGTGAAAGGAAGAACAGGTGGCCCAATAAGACGTGCAATATTTGGTAAAGACCAGCCAATGTTAGAAAGTATGTTTGCTGATCCTGCAAGATTTAGACAGGGTTTAATATCTACTGCTGCACAAGAAAAAAGAGAAGCTCAATTAATAAGTTTATTTGAAAGTCAAGGAAAGAAAATAGTTAACAGAGCTGAATTAGATAAAATAAAATCACAAGCTTCTGCAATAGACCCTATATACCAAGCAGATATGTATGGAGCTTCTTATTTTGATTATGATTTATTTAGACAAGGTTATGTAACAGAAGATTATATAAAAGCTTTGGCAAATAGGTCTGCGGTTAAAGATGTTGATAATTATATGCTTAATTATCATTTAACAACTCCTTTAGGAAGGACAGCAAGACAAATATTTCCATTCGGTAAACCTTGGTTAGACTTTACAAAAAGATATATGGGTGATCTTGCTAAAAGAGCACAAATCAGAGGACTATATGTATCAGACGAAAGTAATGTTTTTACACGAGGATTATATAATTTACAAAGCGCTTCTCCGAATTTAAGACGTGGTGCTTATATTTCTCGTGTTGCTAACGCAGACTTAAGTACTGAAAATGTAGATTTTGAACCAATGGTATTCTTACCTAACGGAGATAACTTTTTCTGGGTAGGTGTTCCTGGTTTTGGTTTAATACCTTCATTAGCTTTAGGTCTATTAACAGAGACTCTTGATAACGAACAGTTTGATAAATTTACTGAAACTGCGTTTCCTTATACAGTTTTTGCTCCTAATGATTATGAACTGCAAAAAGATCCTGCATTGGCTTTAGCCAAATACGCATCTGGTGGTGGAATAATAAATTATATTAAGAATCAAACGTATCCCGCTCTTAGTGGTGCAGCCTCTAATTATGTAAGTGGAAAAGAAAGTAGTCCTTTTAATGACTCTATTGGTAATTCAGCAATACAAAAAGATCAAAGAAATACTTTTTATCAAAACTTAGATATACATTTAGAACTAATCAAAAATGTTGATACTAGTGACGATGCAATTAACTTAATAACTAGCATTGCTGCTGCTGCTGAACTGGAATCCTTAACAAAAGAATTTGGCGAAGATTTTGTTCGTTATGTAATTCCTGCACGTACAAACATAGGTGCGAGTTATATAGATACTGCAGAAGATTGGATAGATTATTTTACAAGCGCAGGTCAATTAGAAAATATATTAGATCCTGAATTAGTAGAAGCATTAGATAAAAACCCTGCTGCTGAAGAACCTAAAGAAGAAGCAGTAGTAGAACTTAGAAAATGGTGGTATCAAGTAGGAACTGACGCAGAAAAATTATCTTTAGCAATAAAAGACCCTAGAATTTATGTTTTGGTACAAGCTGGTTATGAAGTAACTGTAGAGGGTAAGCAAGAATTACAAGATGCTGAAGACGGTCAATATGCAACAGGTCAAGTGTTTAGACCATATTTACCTAGTGATCCAGACCAGGAAGAAAGATACCAAGAGTATATTAGAAAAAATTGGATAGCCCCACGAAAAGGTGAAGATATTTTAGGGTACACTCTATATAAAAGTTATGACGCAAGACTTCAAGCAGTTAAGTTAATAAAAGAAGAAGCTGCAACATTATTAAACGAAGGAAGATTAGCAGGCGTTTCTGGTGCACTTGATGTGTTTGAACCATTTAGAGAAGAATATGTAGAAAATTATACTGAATTATGGCTACCTTCGGCTAAAGAAGGATTGCAATTAGTTAGCACTGATTTAACAAATACTGCTGATACTTCAGATGAATTTAAAGAAGCATATTTTTACTTAAGTGATTTTTCACCTGCAACTCAAGAAATATTATCCCAACTAGGAATTGATACTGGGTTTGTGAACGATAAAATACAGGGCCAAAAATTAAACAACTTATTAATAGATGAAAAATTAAGCATAATAAGTAACAAGTCATATGTTTTTACTGCAGGATATGCAGACATCTATAAAATAAGTCCTGAATTAAGTTTTAACAAATGGAGACAAAATCAAAACTCTTGGGTTAATAGTGGTGGTATGGACGAATATAAATCTATAGATAAAGAAAGATACCAAGGTATTTTGGATCAATTAGATGTGTTATATAGTTTATATAATGATGAGGACTTTGGTCAATATCACCCTAAATTTTTAAAATTAAGAGAAGATACTGCAAGAGCGTTTATGGATTTCGCACATGAATTTGGTAGTCATTACAATCCAAATGATTCAAACTTACAGTCCTGGAATAACCAGTGGAAAGATAATATTGAATCTTGGGCTGGTCCATTAGAGTGGACAGCCCCGTTGCCTCCAACAGCAGCCGAGGGAGATACTGCTGAATTTGAATCTTTTGATTTTGTTAGTCCAGACGGTGAAACAATAGACGCACAATTTAATGTTTACTTTTCTGATTTACCAAATGAAGCTATTCCTTTGAATATAAATATAGACGATGTAACAGACGGAGATACTGTTTATTTAGATAGATATCAACCTGTTCCATTGAAATTGAGAATTATTGGAATTATGGCTCAAGAAAAAGAACACCCTAATGAAGAGATTGCATCTGAAGCTTTGCGTCAACAATGGTTTTTAGAAGAAATTGTAGAAAAAACTGACGGCAGGCTTTATTATGTTCCAGACCCTAGATTTGGTAATGATGCAAATAAAGATCCATACAATCGTAAGTTAGGTTGGTTGTTTGTGGAAGGTGGGCTAAATGGAAATATGCCAGCAGGAACAGGACAATATATATATTTTGAAGAACACTTTCAACCTACAGATAGATATTATCGTAGAGGTAGTGAACTAGGGCCTTTTAGTGATATAATAGCCCCAGATTACAATGAGTGGGATTCTGAAACAGAGAGATACATACTAAACGAGGAATAAATGGATTTAAATTACGATATTTATGAAGGCCAATCACAATCTGTAGAAGATATAGTTTTAATTGCTTATGCAGAACAATATTTTGCAGACTACATGAATACTCAAGTTGAAATAGATGGACAAACTTATGATTTTGTACCTTATTTGTTATCAATATTAGATGTAGAATCAGGTAAAAATTTATACGCAGCTTCTGAAGTAGATAATAATGGTGACGGTATATACGAAGCATCTTTTGGTTTATTCCAAATTAACTGGGAAACTGAAAGCGGTACGTTAGCACATGCTGATTCAATTTTAACAAAAATGATTAGAGATGGTGAAATATCACAAGGTGAAAAAGGAAGCTATCTACAAAATATAAAAAATTTGTCAACAGAACAAGTAAATAAGGTAGTTCAGTTTATGTCAAACATTGACATACAATTTGAATTAGCTTCAGAAATTTATAAAAATAGAAAAAATAGAACAGTAAATAATGGAGATTTTGAAGATTGGGGTGCAAGACTTTCTCCAGAAACTGTTAATCAATATAACAAAAATGTAAATTCAGCAACTACAATATTAGCTCAACCTCCTGCTGATAGGGTTGCTGCTAGAAATAAATTTAGTCCAAGCCCTATACAATTTAAAGATAGTTTAGCTACTGATGCTTTTGACGACCCAGATGCAACACAAGCTCCTGTTGCTTCAGCAGATTCAGGAACTATTCCTATAGATGAACAGTTATTGTGGTTATATCAAACTACTGTTTTACCACTTGTTGATCCAACAATGGGGGCAGATGACTTCAATTTAGGTCAATTTAACGATGAATATTATAACGGTGCTTTAACAAGAGACGATATAAACGATTTAATTAATACTGGTCAACCACCAGCACAAAACGTTAATACTAACGCTGTGTTAGGTCAATATAGTAGACAAGCTGGAAACTCTTCTTATAGAAATCCATTCTTAATGAGCAGTTTATTAAGTGAACCTACATTAGCTAATGCAATACTTGGTGAAATATATTCTTTATATAAAAAAGCTGCTAATGCTAATAATGTGCTTGATGCAGATTACATGGCTACTGCATATTTATCACCTCTTTTACCAAATATGTTAAGAGGTATAAATAGCTATTTAGATTCTAATGGAAATCTATTACCTAATTACACGATGAGAGATGTTGTTAAAGATGTTGCTAATTTATCAGCAAGAGATTGGAAATTTGGTAGATTACCAGATTATGCTAATCCTGATGAGTTATATGATAAAAACCAATTAAAAAATACAGCTACTAGCTTAGTTACACAACTTCTTTTAGATGACAATCCTAACTTTGTGAATAAGGTAACACAAGATTATATAAATTATAAAATTGCAAATCCTACAGGTAGAGTTGATTTTAATTCTTATGCATATAATTCAATTAAAAATACAGCTAGGTATAGAACTATTTATAAAAATAAACCACTTGCTATGACTGAAGAACAATACATAAGTAATTATACAAATGCTACTCAAATAGCTAGTCCAGCAGACCAAAATAAAATTATAGCTGCACAAGCACAAGCAGGTGGAACAGGTGAGACTGCTAGTGTTGCTGCTATGATGTCTGAAAGTGGAAGTAGAAGTAATCAGTTTATTAGTAGCATAGAACAATCTGCAGAGAGTTTAAGCAAATTGTTTAGGAAGGCCACATAATGGTATTTAGGCCTAATATTTTTAGAGGTATCTCTTTCGGTGAAAGACCAGAAATAGAAAAACAAATACAAGAACGTGTTGAAAAACAA